ACGGCCGTGATGACCAGGCCGATGGGCGATACGAGGAAGGCCAACACAGCGCCGAGGAGCTTGAGGGCGGTGCCCACGGCGGTGACGGCCACGGCCAGGACGCCCATCACCTTCGCCAGGCCGGTGATGGCGTAGCCCAGGACCACCAGCGCCGCGCCGGCCACGATAACGCCGACGGCCACCTGGAAGATGGTGACGATCAGTTCCTTGTTCCGCCTGACCCAGTCGGCCGCGACGACAGCCACGCGCGTGACCCACTGGGCGGCCTGCGAGAGCACTGGAACCAGAGCCGAGCCGACGACGAACACGCCCTGCTTGAGCACCTTCCACATGACCGAGAGCGTGTCGCTGAACCGCTCGGCGGCCTTAGCGTCCTCAGTGGAGATGGTCAGGCCCAGCCTGCGGGCCTGCTCCTGGAGCTGCTCGATGCCAGCCGCGCCGCCGGACAGCATGGGCAGAAGCTGCGTGCCGCTGCGGCCGAAGAGCTCCATCGCCACAGCCGCCTTGATGGTCGGGTCCTCGATCTTCGCCAGCCGGTCGGCGATGAGTTTGAACTGCTGCTCCGGCGAGAGCTTGTCCAGGTCCGCGATGGTGAGGCCGAGGATGGCCAGGGCCTCCTGGGCGCTCTTCATCCCCGTGGCCGCGTCGAGGAGCGTCCGCTGCATCTTGCGGATGCCGTTCTCCAGGACCTCCATGCTCGCGCCGGACAGGTCGGCGGCGAATCCGAGTTCCGACAGCGTCTCGACGGAGAAGCCGGTGCGGGCGCTCATCTTGGCCAGCGCGTCGCCGGTGCTCGCGAAGACCTTGCTGGAGGCCGCCAGCGGCGCGACGATGGCCGAGCCGAGGCCGACGAGCTTGAGGCCCATGTTGCGGACCGATTCGCCGAAGGCCTTGAGCTTGGCCTGGGCGCGCTTCAGGCCGCGCACGAGCTTCGAGTCGTCGGCAAACAGCTCGACGAACGCGCGACCCGCCCGGATTGCACCCGCCTGCGGCATTCAATCGACTCCTACCCGCCTGCCGCAGCCTTGGCGAAGGCAGGTGAGCAACCGGCCGCCGCCTCGAAGAGCAGCGGCCGGGTCGCTATCAGAGCGGGCTGACGGAACCGCCCCGTCCTCTCGATCCTGGGAGGATCGCGGGTCTCTCTTGACCCCTCGCCCGCGTCAATCGCCCACGCCAGGTCCGCCCGCTTCGGATACAGCCGCGTCCACTCGACCGGGCTTTCCCGGAGCAGCCGCTTTCTGCGGGCGTGGCCGCACAGGAACTTGACGTAGCGGAACTGCCGTCCCCAGACCTTGCGAAGCCCCATGCCCGTCCACACCTCGCGACGGCGCGTGCCGAACCGCGTAATCATGAAGCGCGGATGCACCGGCTCGCCCTCGGCCGTGAGATAGATCTCCGTCGTGATGAACCCGCCGTAGAGCCAGCCTGCGGCCTGGTAGACGTAGCCCGGCTTGCCTCGAATCCCGTCGGCCCAGGTGAAGAGCAGCGCTTTCTCCGGCTGGCGCTTGCGGAACCATCGCGTGCAGGCGGCCAGGAGCTGGCTCTCGGTGTTCCGGGGCAGGTCGTCGCGGCAGCACAGTCGGCAGAGTTCCCAGTAGTCCCGCGTGTCGAGCGACGGGAACAGCCGCCGGATGGTGTGCCGCGGCCTCGTGCCCCAGCCCCAGATGGCCACCCCCGCCAGACCCCGCTCGTCATGGAAGCCCAGGTGCACCATGCAGTGCGGCGGGAAGATGTTGCTGTAGTGCCACCGCAGGCACAGGGCACGGGCGTCCTTGGGGCTGACGAGGTCCACGTCGAGCATGGCGCACCTACTCGTCCGCCTGCGCCTTGGCAACCTCGTTGGCGATGCCCGCCCGGATGAAGCAGGCCTGGGCGGCCGCCCACACGGCCGCCAGCAGCGCCAGCGTGTCGATCTGCCCGTCGGCCCAGGCAATCACCGCGCCCGCAAGACCGATGGCGGCGGTGATGTAGACCTTCTTGCCCTTGAGGAACTCTCGAATCCTGCCCACGTTGGACTCCTTTCCTTGTTCACCCGGCTTCGCTGCGCTACGCCGTGGTGACCCGAAGGCAAACGCCTTCGGATCAAAGCCCCACCAGGCCGGCCAGCACCGACAGCACGATCGGCGCCAGCCGGAGAAGGATTTCGTTCCTGAGGTCGTTCCGGACCTTGTTGTAGCTGGCCACGTTCTCCCAGCGGGCCGTGTTGGCCTTGACCTTGGCGATGAACTCGTCGTTGCTGAGCTTCGAATCGAGTTCGGCCACCACGTCCAGGTCGCCGGCCATCAGCCGCCGCAGGTACTGCCAGGCGTCCTCCTGCGCGAGGTCGAGGAGCCTCGGCCCGTACTCGGCCAGCAGGGCCGTTGCGGCCTGCCGCTGGTCTTCGGGGATGCGGGCGAGAAGCTGCTGAACACGTTCGCTCAAGTCGCTCATGGCTGCTCACCCTCCAGCTTCGGCCCCCAGGCCTCGTCCTTGCGGGCGCTCCGCACGAAGAACCGCCACTGCTTGAAGTTCTCCTCCAGGTACGCCCGCAGCCACGCCGGGCAGTCCGGCTCGCGCTCGGGTTCCGTCCGCTCGACGGCCTGGTAGGCGTCCATCGTGCTGGTCTCCGCCGCCGTCAGCGCCTCGCCCCGCAGGTACACGTTCCCGCAGCCAGCTAGGCAGAGCACGGCCAGCACCGCAATGCACATCCCAACCTTCTTCATCGCGTCACCTTCCTTCCTTGGGTCTGGTGAATACGTCCTTCAGGACCGCCATGTCCGTCACCTCAATCGCCTCGTCCCGCCGATCCTTCGCCGTGTACGGGTCGAAGTCGCTCGGCTTGTAGGCCCTGGTCTTCTTCGGGTCGCGGTTCACGTTGGCGACCAGCGCGAGAATCGCCGACGTATGTGCCCAGTTGTCCCGGCCGCGGGCCTCGGCCATCCACAACAGTTCCCTCAGCGTCAGCGGGCCGGGGTCGATTCCGACGACGGCGGCGAGCTCGTAGACGGTTCGCCAAGGGTCGTCTCTATGGCCGCCTCCAGGTCCAGCTTGTCCAGCCGCGTCTCGATCCGCGCGACCGCCAGGTCGATCATCCGCCGCTGGGCGTCGACGGCCTTGGCCAGGTCGCCCCGGCCCAGCTTGCGGAAAAAATCGACGAGTTCCTCGTAGAAGGCCGTCTGCGCCGCCAGGACCGCGTCGCCGCCGAGGGCCGCCCCGAACTCTTGGTCGCTGACGCCAGCGGCGTCGGCCTGCGGCTTGACCAGCGCGAAGATCACGTCGCACAGGAGGATCACGTCCGTGCCCAGGCGCGTCAGAAGCGGCGGGTCGCCCGCCTCCAGTTCCAGGAGGTTCACGTCCAGCAGCGACTTCACCCGCTTGGCCGCGTCGATGGTCAGCGTGATAGTCCATGTCCGCCCGGCAGTGTCAGTGAAGGTCTTCATGTCAGGTCCCCTCGATCCAGCTTCGGAAGACGGCCAGCTTCGCCGTCACGCTGACGGTGATCGCCTCTTCCAGCGCCTCGTTGCGGGAAAACGACGTGATCGCAAAGTCGCCGTCGGGCCCCTGGCCGCCGGCCTTGTCCAGGATCTTCAGCGCGATGAGCCCCGACGCGAGGAAGGCGTTCTTGATGGCGGTGAATCCGGCGTCGTCGGGGTCCCAAACCATCTCGAACTCGCAGGTGCACTCGCGGAGCGTGGGGGCAGTCGCCCGCCAGCCCTGGTTGGCGCGGGTGGTGACATCCGCTTCGCCCGCCTCGAGGGTCAGCGTCACGTCCCGCACGTTGGACATCTCGGTCGTCGGCGTCGTGCCGGCAGCGCCGTGGTAGAGTTTCGCGTCCTTGCCCAGAATGAACGTCGCCATGTTCGTCGCCTCCTATTGCTTCACGCTGTTCGCCCACATCGCCGGGAGCTTCGGCTTTTCGCGTTCGAAGGCGGGTCCCATGAATGGCCTCGCCTTGTAAGTCGCCATCATGGGCCTGCCTTTTCGCCCGCGCCGCCTGGCCTTGCCGCCGTATTCCAGCACGGGCGGCGCTTCGGCCGTGCCGTGCAGGGGCGTGGGGCCGATGACCACGCTCTTTCGCCCCGGGTCGTAGCCGAAGTAGATGAGCTTCCGCAGCAGGCCCACGTGGCTCGAAGGCGGGCTGCCGGGGTCACTCACGGCCTTGCGCTTGCGGATGCTGTGCTTCGCGCCGGTCCGCACGAACGCCCCGAACTTCGAGAGCACCTTCCGCGCGGCCTTGTCCACGCGGCTCGTGACCGCCTTGCGGTCGAAGAACATCTGCTTGGTCACCATCCCGATCATGCCGTCATCACTCCGGCTTCGCTTTCGCTACGCCGTGACAAGCCTCAGCGTCAGCGTCAGGACGCTCGTGAACTGCCGCAGTTCGCCCAGGTGCTCCTGGGAGTAGATGGGCGTGTTCTCGGTCTTGACCCACGCCGCGTCGCCGAAGCGGCCGGTCGCCCGGACGAACTCGGCGATCTCCTGCACCAAGCCCAGAAGAGGGTCGATTCCCGCGTTGTCGCTGGCGGTGAGCTTCTTCTGCACGCCGATGTCGATCTGCACATCACTCTGCGCCAGGCCGCGCCCCGCCGTGGTCAGTTCCACGCCCTTGGGCACGACCGTCACGTGAAGGTCCGTCAGGTCCTTCAGGTCGAAGACGGGCCTGTACGCCCGCGCGGCCGTAAACGGCTGACTGAACGTGTGGCCGTTCAGGGCCGTCACCACTGCTTCCGCGATGTCCGCGATCAGGGCCATGTGTCACTCCACCTTCTTCAGTTCGCCGACCAGCCAGTCCACGTCGGGCTTGCTCACGGGATCGACGGCCGCCAGCGCTTCGGCCAGACCTACGCCCTTGGCGGCGTCCCGGCGCATCGCCCGCGCGATACCCGCCAGGCGCTGCCCGGCCAGGTATGCCCGGCGCTGCGGGGCGGTCATCGCCGCGATCCGGGCCTCGCGCTCTTCCAGGGCCTGCCTCTGCTCGGGCGTAAGCGCGTCCAGCCGCTCCTGGCGGCGGGCCTCGATCTCCGCCTGGCGCTCCTGGGGCGTCATACGCATCCGTTCCACCACCGCCTGCTCGGCGGCGCTGAGTTCCATCTGTCGTCTTGCCTCTGCCATGCGATGCTCTCCTACGCGACCAGGGTCAGGCCGTGACCGTAGGCCTGGTCGAACACGAAAAGGGAATCCCCGTCGGCGTCGTTGATGCGTCCATCCCGACGGAGCATGACCATCTTCCCGCCGCCGCTGTCCATCCGGCCTGAGACGTCCACGCCGCGATAGACGCGGACGATGGCCTCTCCGCCCAGGTACAGGTAGGCGTCGTAGTAGAGGCGGAAGTAGCCGAACAGGTCGGACCGGCTCTGGTAGTCGAAGTAGATCGCCCCCTCGTAGTAGGCCTCCAGGCCCCCGTAACGGCCGACCACCAGCTTGCCGTCGTAGTAGACGGTGAGCGCGGAGTAGTACTCCACGGTCATGTAACCGTTGACGGCGAGCGTGCCGCCGTACTCCACGTAGACCTGCGAGCCGCCGTAGACGTGCAGCCCGCCGTCGACCGTCATGTCGCCTCGGACGTACAAATTGCCGGAATCAGCAACATTCAGGTAGTTGCGGACCGTCGCGCTGCCGCCCGACTCGACGTACAGTTCGCCCCCGTAGCGGACCTCGGCGTAACTGCCGTAGTAGAAGTCGGCGTCGCCGTAGATGCGCAGCGTGCTGTAGTCCTCGACGTAGAGGTAGCCGTCGAAGTACGCCGACGCGCTGGACTCGACGGTGACATACGCGCCCTGGTAGAGGTAGGAGTAGGCGTTCCAGTCCTGGTAGAACGACCCGTAAACGTTCAGGCTGGAGCCGTACACCACGTCGAAGTGGGAGTATGGCCCGACGTAGACCGAGCCGCCCACGTCGACCGAGCCGCCATAGAGAACCGCCACCCCGCCGACATCGTCCAGCCAGCCGCCGGCGTCCACCTGGACGTAGCCACGCACATCGAGGTAGGCGTAGACGTACAGGCCGCCCTGGACATGGACCGATGCGCCGCTCTCGACCGCCAGCTGCGTCCCGAGTTCGAGCACCCCATAGCCTTCGATGGTGATGGTCCGGCCGCCGGCCAGCGTAAGGTAAGACCCATCCGCAGTGACGGTGTGGTAGTCGGCGATGATGACGTCGTCGTTGTACAGGTCGGGCACGATGCCGCCGACCCAGGTCGTCGGGTCGTCCCAGAAGCCGGATTGTGCACTCGTAATCGTCGCCACAATCGCCTCACGCGAAGATGCGGTACACGACGCCCTGGTTGCTCACGACCACGCGGACGTAGACCTTGCTGGCGTCGTCGATGCGGATGACCAGGCCCTCGTAGTTGCTGGGCATGACCGGGATGTTCTGGGTGCCTGAGTCGCCGATGAAGCAGGGGTAGTAGTTCAGCGGGTTGCCGTAGTTGTCCACGCGAGCGCCCACCCACACGAACCGGCACGGCGTGGCTGTGGCGACAAGCGGCTGAGGCGTCCCGGCCGACGGGACGGTTTTTGTCCCGCCGACAAAGGATGTGCACCCGGCGATGTCGAACTGGGGAGCGCCGCTGGGGCTGACCTCCACGTCCATCGAGTTGATCCAGCGCTTGGCCATGCCGTCATGCTCCGAAGATGATTTTCCAGACCGCGCCCAGCGCGAGCGTCACCGTCGAGCCGGCGATGATCCACAGCAGCTTCGAGCGGACGGCTTCGGCCGCTTCCAGGCGGTCCAGACGAAGCTGGATGCCGGGCTTGGAGTTCCCGCGAATCGCCTCGTCCAGCCGGTCGAGCTTCGTATGGATGGCCGAGAACTCGCCCTTGCACCTGTCTGCCGGACAGGCAGGCACCCGTTCGTACTGTCCTGCGCACTCGCTCATGCCGCGCCCACTTCCTTCGTGTGAATCCGCATCGTCGTGCGGTACGGGTCGCTCCACCGCCAATGCCCCTGGTTGCCGAGGCTCATCACCTCGTGCACCACGCCGTCGGCAACCACTTGGTCGCCCGCCTGCGGCTCGCCGAAGACCGGCGTGAAGGCCGCAGCGGTCACCAGGAAGTCCGTGACGCGCGCCGCAACCACGAGGCCGAAGTCGTCCTGGACCTCGTACTGGGTCCGGCCGAACGTTGCGCTCAGCGCCTGCTCCTGAGCGCCCCGGCGATAGGTGACCTGGCTGGAGCAGTGCGCCGAGCGCTGCTGCTCCAGCCATTGGCTTCCTTGCCTCAACAGGTCACCCACGCTTCAAGCGCCTCCTTGCCGCGGCGTAGTCCCGACAGCGTCGGGACAAAGCCGGGTGCTATCCGGCTTCGCCCTGCGGGCTTCGCCGTGATGACGCTGCGCGTCACTGGCTCATCCGAACCCGGACGGTCGTGTCGGCGTCGGCCGCGGCCTTGACGCACTTGCCGATGAGCTTGTTGCCCGTGGCCGTGGTCGTCGCCCGCTGATTGGTCGCGTCCCAGTAGCACAAGGCCCCGGCCGTGATGGCCGAGCCGGTAGCCTTGGGGAAATCGAAGACCCCCACGACCGCCAGCGCCCCGAGCTTGTTGGCCGCGATGGGCTGCTTGGCCACGCCGACCAGCTCGCCCTGAACCACGACCGCCCCGGCCGCGACGTCCGCCGTCGGGGTGTAGTCGATCACCTCGCCGTCATGCACAAAGGTCGCCATTGAGTCATCCTCCGCTTACACTTCGCCCTTGCTCTTGAGCCCGCCGCGCGGGTCCTGAAGGCTGACGCCGAAATCATGGAAACCGCGCATCCGCACGCCGAGCACGTTGAAGTCCGCCTCGGCCGTCTCGATGGTGGGCGACTCCTGGCCGTTGAGGAACGCCACCTCGATGACCGGCAGGTCGGCCGGGTCGGCCAGCAAGTACCACGCCTTGGCGCTCGAGCCGGTGTAGGCCGCGTTGGCCAGGTAGCGGCTGACCTCCACGCGGAACTTGCCGACGTGCGGGTTGGCGATGGGGTACTTGGTGCTGGAGGTCGTGTCCCGAATCTCCAGGCTCTTGTAGAGCTGCGTGCCCATGGCCGACAGGGCCGTCGGCACCAGGAGAATCGCCGGCATCACCCCGATGGGCTTGCCGTCCGAGTCCACCTGGTCCATGAAGGCCACCTCGGCCTTCGTCAGTCCGTCGATGGACAGGACCGTGTCCGCCCCCGTCAGGTAGTTCTTGTTCCCGGCCGTGAAGAACGCGGCGTTGTTCAGGAAGCAGGTCCAGAACACGTCGTTGATCTTGAGGCCCGACCCGCGCCCCAGCTTGCGGGGCACCAGTGTGATCGCGCCCAGGTCGTCGTTGATGATGTCCCGCCGGTCGATGGAGAGCATCAGGCCGTAGGTATCGGCCTTGTTGGTATAGGACTCGTTGCCGAGCGTCCCGTGCTTGAGTTCCCCGCCGGGGGCCACGATCTCGTACTGGTCCTTGCCGATGAGGCGGTAACTCGTGACCGTCTTGAAGTCCGGCACGTTCCGCACCGCGCAGATGTTCCGCCAGGTCCGCTCGACGCTGAAGAAGCCTTCCAGCAGGAACTTGTTGGCGACGTTCGAGAGGATGCCGCCGATGTCCACCGTAGAGAAGCCGGCGGCCTGCACCTGCCGCCCGAAGGCGTAGCGCAGGGCCTCCCGGCTGTCGCGGAAGGAGCGCTCGGGGTAGCCGTTGGCCCAGGCGGCCTCGAGGAAGAGTTCCTGGAGGCCGATGCCGCCCCGGAAGCGCCGCTCGGCCTGCTCCAGCACCTCCTCGTGGTAGTGCTTCTCCGGCTCGGCGAGCTTGGCCGTCAGGACGCACGCCGCCTCCAGCGTCGCCGCGTCGCACGACCGGCCGCGGTCGCCGCGGATGGCCAGATGCACGTCCGCCTGCGGGCGGCTTTCCCGCATGGCCTTGAGGACCTTCTGCGAGGTCTCCTCGACCGACCAGCCCAGGCGGATGGCGTCCCGCTCGATGCGCGGGAACTCGCCCGCGCAAGTCTCCTGGATGGCGGCCACGCGCTCGCGCTCGGCGCGGACGGCGCCGGCCGCTTCCTCGCGGGCATTCGCCACAGCCTGCACCGCCGCGTCCTGAGACGCGGTCGCCTTCACCACGGGCTGCGGGTTCGCAGCCACCGGCTTCTTGCCTGCCTGCCGGTCAGGCAGGTCCTTGTCGTCCTGCTCGAAGTCCGGCCTGCCCGCCGAAGCCTTGGCAAAGGCGGGCGGTTCCTTGCCGGCCTCGAACGCCGCCTTCAGCTTGGCGGTCTTCTCCTCGTCCAGCGCGGCGGCGTCGATGCCGTGCTCCTCAAGCCACTTTTCGAAGTCCATGACGTTGCCTCCGTACAGGTTGAACCGTGCCGCGAGCTTCATCCTTGTCGAGGCGTCCGCGCCCACGGCGACGACCGACACCTCACGCAAGACTGCCTTTTTCACGTGATAGAACGGCCCCTCGTGCTCCTGGCCGTTGACGCTCCGGCGCGAGCGGACCAGGTCCCACTCCAGCACCTCCGCGCCGATGGAGAGCTGCCACTCCGCTCCCGCCCGGGCCTGCTCGACGATGCCCCTGGCCTGGCCGCTGGAGGAGAGAATCTCCCCCTCGACGACGAGCGTGTCACCGTCCACGCGGGCCTTCACCATGCCGACCCGCGCGCCCGTGCGGTTCTCATGGTTCGTCAGCAGCGGCACCGCGTCGGGAATCTCCAGTCCCGCGAGGTCCACGACCACCGGGTGCCGCCAGCCGGGCAGGCGCATCTTCCCGCCCGAGTAGGCCACGCCCATCACGCGGATGCGGCCTGCCTGCGCCGCGAGCGTCGCGGCAGGCAGGCCAGTCGGGCCTTCGCCGCTTGCGGCCTCGACGACCAGGAACTCTCCGCCCTGGTCGGCCAGAGACTCCGCCGCGCCCTCGGCCTTCTCGCCGGCGGGCTCGAAGAGGATGGGCTTGTGGCCATGCTCCTTCAGCCACGCCTTGGCCTCATCCACGCTGAATTTCTCCGCGTCGAACCGGATGGCCTGGAGCTCCGCTTTGCCGTCGGCGGTGATGCCCCAGACCGCGTGGATGCCGGGGCCGAACTTGTCGTTCTCCCGGCGGAACCGCTCGTAGCGCGACGGGTCCTTCAGGCGCGCACTGTGTTCAGTGGGATAAGGCATGCGCCGCCTCCTCGATTTCGTCGGGGGACTCGTCGTTTGCCTCGCGCGCGGGCAAGCCCGGCGCGGGCTTGGCGCTCGGCTCGGGCAGGCCCAGTTCGAGCATCAGGTTCCGTTCGCGGGCGCGCTGGCGGAGTTCCGCCTCCCAGTCCTTGCCCTGGCGGGCGTACTCGTGGGCGAGCGTGGTGGTGTGGTTCTTGAGCCGCGTTTCCTGGGCCGACGCCTCCTTGGCCGGGTCCACGTGCTCCATCCCGTCCCAGAACCACTGGTGGTCGGGCAGGACGCGGCCGCCGACCGGTCCCCCGGCCTCCAGGGCGTATTCCCACAGCCACGCGGCCAGCACGCGGTCGAGGACCTTCTCGGCCATGAAGGCCTGGTCCACGCGGATGGACTTGTAGTAGGTCTGGTGGTCAAGGCGGCCGGAGGCGTAGTTGTAGCCGGACGAGTTGCCCGCCGCGACGTTGTAGGGCATGTTGAGGCACCGCGCGATCTCGTTGAGGATTTCCTTCTTGAACTCGGCGTAAGTCGTGGCCGGCTGCATCGGCTCGACCTGCGACATCTTCCAGCCGCCCGGCATGGTCAGGAGCATGTTCCGCTCGAGCTCCACGAGGTCCATCGGCTCGACCTGCTCGGCCTCGCCGTTGGCCGGGGCGTCGGTGTAGAGGATGCCCGCGAAGTCGGCCGCCGCCTCGGCAGCGCCGAGCACGGCCAGCGTGAACCGCCGAAGCTGCGCAAAGAGCGGCAGCGCGGGTGTGATCTCGGGGATGCCCCGGTGTTGGCCCGGCCGGTCCTGGCGGAAGACGTGAATCATGTGCGCGGCGGGAACCGTGCGGAACTCGTCGCGGAAGCCCCACGCGCCGCTGCCCGGATGATTCTTCAGGACGTGGTAGGCCACCGGGTTGCCGAAGCCGTCCAAGACGATGCCGTCCACCTCGCGCCGGTCCAGCAGGTAAGCCTCTGGGCTGGTCACGTGGTCGGCCTCGATGAGTTGAAGGTCGAGTTTGACCGGGTGGTCGAGGACGGGATTGTTGACCAGGATGGCGAACGCCTCTCCGTCCTGCGCCCGGGCCATCCGCATGGTGCGGAGCTTCTCGGCCAGGGCAATCTCGCGGGCCCAGCGGTCGAACTCGTGTTCGATCTCATTGTTCGCCTCGTCGCTGTCGGTGAGCATCTGCAGCCGCGGCCCGGTGCCGATGGTGTCGTTGGCCAGCGTCAGCACGATGCCCCGCGCGTAGGAGTTGTTGGCCACCTCGTAGCGGGCGCGGTTGCGGAGCGTCCGCCGGACGGCCGCCGACGCCGCCGCGTCGGCCGAGAGGGCGTCGGCGTTGGCCCAGTGGCGGCGGTTGTCCTCGGTCGTCGCGGCCGAGTCGAACCGTCCACGCACCCGCCGAACGGGCACGGCCCGCAGGCGGCTCAGGGCAATCGGTCTCTTGGTCGCGACGGTGCTGCTCATCTGTTCCTCAAGCCTCTGGTCTCAAGCCTCCGGTCTGCCTTCAGGACGCCCCCGGCGGCACGAGCTTGGTCACGCGCAGCCCAAGACCCTTGGACTTCGCCGCCTCCTTGGAGGCCAGATACCGGTCCGCCTCGATCTGCTCGGTGAGGCTGTGCTGCTCCACGGAGCCTGAATCGCCCGCGGCCCGCTTCGGGCCAGCGGCGTTCTGGCGGATGGTGTTGTCGAGGTCCTCGGCCATGCCCTTTCCTCTGAAAGACAAAAGGCCCTTCATGCCCCACGAAGCGGGACACGCCTGCCTGCCGAAGCCTCGGCGTAGGCAGGAATCTTCTCGCCTACTGGGATACTTACCCGGCGCAGGCGCGAGATGACGGACGGGAGAAGGGATTTCGGCGGGGAGGTTCTACGGGTAGCGTTTGAGGACGGAAGAATTCCTGTCGGCGGCACCGGCGAGCCGGCAGGTGGCGGGCAAAGTGGTAACGTTCTTGACCAGTCTGGGGCGCAACTGGCAACCGTTCTGACCGGTTTCAGCCTGGACATTGGCTGGGAACGGAAGCGCGGCGGTCTCCCACTTGATTCTGCTCTGCGCAACACGTAATCGCACGCCGTGTTTCCGCACAGTTGGTCAAGTGATAGCGGACGTAAGACGGGACTGGGCCGATTGGCTGCCCAGGCTACTCATCGCCCTTCTCGTAGGTGGTGAGCCGCCGGCCGCAGTGGCGGCACTCCCGGCGGCGGAGGACTCGCCCGCCGATGGCGGCACGGGTATAGAGCACGTGGAAATGCCGGCACCCGCAGCGCGGACACTCCAGGCCACGTCGGTTGGCCGCGCTGGTCAGAGAACAGGCAGGGCTTGCGGCCCCAGCCGCTGGCGGCACTGCGGATAGGTCTTCCGGCCTTCCGGTTGTGTTGGCACGCTCGTCCATCTACCGCTTGCTCCGCTGGAGTTCGGATAGTCTCACGCGCTCACGCTTGACTGCGGCCTTCGCGTCCGTGCCGGGCAGTACCACGCCCTGCATCGACGCGGCCACCGCGCAGCCGACCAGGCAGTCCAGCCAGTGGTTTTCCGATGCCTCCGGGCGCAGCTTCCACTCGTCCACCACGCGGCCTCGCCCCTCGGTCTTCACGCGGTATTCGCTGGTCAGATGCTCGGCCAGGAGGCGATGCGCTTCCGGGTCGCGGCCGAAGAGCGATAGGCACCCCTTGTCGCCCATCGCCACGGCGAGGCGCGCGTGGATGAAACTCTTCCAGTAGTTCGAGTCGAAGAGCACGTGGCGGATGGCCCGCCGACCATGCACGCTCGGGATGCGCCAGTTCAGGCCCACCCGGTCGCCGCGCTTGCGGCGGTACTCCGAGAACGGGATGCTCGATGCGCCCACGAACCGCCCGTGGCTGGGCATGAGGACCGCCGCGTGCTGCGACTGGCGACAGAACTGGTAGACCACATCCGTCGATGTGCCCCAGTTGGCGTCGATGAGGCATCGCTCGACCTTCAGGTGCGCCCCGTCTTCGCGCCGCCACTCGCGGCCCAAGAGGTCATTGGTCAAGGTCTCCAGCCCGGCGTAAATCGCGCCCTCCAGCCCCGCGCCCTTGGCAGCGAGCTGGAGCGTCCGCGTCGCGTCCCGCAAAGTAAAGTAGCGCCTCTTCTGGTCGGGATAGGCGTTGTAATCGAGGACATAGCCCGTGAAGTCTTCTGCCCAGGCCGCGACCAGCCAGAAGAGGAGCTTGCCCTGCACGTCGATAAACATCGTCAGGTGGTCCGCGCCGAGGGGGACTTCGCCGCAGCGATAGCCGTTGAGCTTCTGGGCCACCTGGTCGGCGGTGAGGAGCTCATCATCCTCGACGCCCTTCTCCGGCAGCGGCTCGTTCTGGTACTCGGCGAAGAACGCCGCCTCGTCCTGGAGCTTGAGATTCATGGCGTGCTGGATGGCACTGGCCTCGTCGTGGTTGAACCGCTCCGGCCAGGCCACCACTGCGCCGTCATCGAGCGCCTCGCGGTTGGCCTCGTAGAACGCCGTCGCCTCCCGCATGTCGCCGTGGACGCGAAGGCTCTCGGCGCGAATCTCGGCGTACTTGGCCCAGAGCTTCTCGTTCGCGGGGAACGAATAGACCATCCGCGTGCGTTCGCCGTTCCATTCCGGGTGCTTCTCCCGGTCGAGGATGCTGTCGGCCATGTCGCCGGGGCGGATGACCGTGCAGGGCATGATGCCGCTGATCTTCTTGCCTGGCCCCGCGAGGCCCAGCACCGCGCCCGCAAGAATCCGCTCCCGCGTGGCGCACTGGGAAAGCGACCGCGCCGACTCGTCCGTCTGCGGGTCGTCCAGGACCACCAGCGACGGGCGGACGGTCTGGCCATCGGCCCGCTTGTACTTCATACCCCGGATGCGGCCGGTGATGCCTGCCACTTTGATGATGGCCCCGCTGGCCTTCGAGCCGGGCATGGTTGGCAGAACGACCTCGTTCGCCGTCCAGCCGATGTGCGTCCTTTCGCCCTTGTAGAGCTGGCCCGAGCACCGGTTGGCGATGCCGTCGAGGCACCGGATGGGGTGGACGACCTCGGGGAAGTCGGCCTCCAGGAGGTCGTTGCCGTCGAGCTCCATCTTGATGCTGTCGAGCATCTCGATGGCGTGGACCTCGGACGCGCCGATGAGGCAGACGAACTCGCGGTGGCCGTAGAGCACGGCCCAGAGGCACGCACACTCAGCGATGCTGGTCTTGCCGCTGCCCCTGGGCATGGCCAGGGCGAAGAGGCCGCCGTGCAACACCGCCTGCTCGATGCGGGCGATGACCTTCAGGTGGTCGGACGACCAGCCCAGGTAGAACGTCATCGGGAAATACGCCTGGCAGAAGAACCGAAAGTCCCTCTCGGCCGCTGCTTTGCGCTCCGGGTCCACGACGGCGGGCAGTTCGCCGATGTCGCGCCCGGCCTCGGAGAGCGCCCGGTTCCGCGCGGCGGCGCGTTCCTTGAGCGCCTCGTACTCGGCGCTGGGGTCAACGACCTTCCTCGGCGCGTGCCGCTGGTCCACCAGCCACGCCACGTAGCGGAAGAGGTCCACGCGCCGCCCGTCGCCGATGCGAAAGCCCGCCCGCATGCGATGGCGGTAGAGCTGGCGCTCGTCCAGGACCGTCCCCAGCGGCGTCGAGTTCAACAGCCGCGCCAGGTCGGCGGGCTTGAGGTTGCGGGGGTCAATCGCCACGGGCGGCCATCTCCTTCGCCAGCCAGGCAGCATAATGCACGAGGTTGACCGTCCCGTCGGCGTTCACCGGCGCGCCCGCCTCGATGTCCCGGCGGATGTTCTCGACGGTCGCGTACCGAGCGCCCACGGCCGCCAGGACGCGGGTGGCCTGCTGGAGCGTCATGGCCGACGGGCTCAGCGCCCCCCTGTCTGCCGTGCCGGGCACGGCACAGGCAGGCGCGCCGCCGGGTGCGGCAGGGCCTTGCGGCGGGTGCGGGGCAATCTGCCCGGAATCTTCGCTACGCGACATAAGTCTTTACCCCTCCGAAACATGCGACATCAGGAATTCCGCGCTTTTCCGGCAGATTGCCCTTGGCATGTCCGCCCGGCCACGGCCTGATCGGATCGCTGGCATGGCCAGCGCGAAACCTGCCTGTCGGCAGGCAGGCCGAAAGGAGCGAGAACCATGAAGACGACGCGAATCGACATCGAAGGGCCGCTCGGAAGCGCGACCATCCGCCGCGACGGCCGGCGGATCGTCATCACCGGAACGCGGGTGACGAAGGTCGTCGAGCGCCGCGACGGCGAAGGCGTGCCGGTCGGCGAGGCGTTCCAGCTTGAGGCCGACGCCAGGGACACGGCGCTGAACGGGCAGGTCGCCCGGACGCTCCAGTGCTACCTCGACGGCCACCGCGGCACGGCCGGCGACGTCGCCGCGTACCGGCGGGTCATCGAGACCTTCGAGGACTGAAACGCAAGCGTGGCCGGCGCTATCCGGCAAGGAAAGGAACGAACTATGGCCAAGGGCAACGAGAACGTTTTGGGCGTGTCGATTGGCAAGGGGCTGATTGACCGGCTGAAGAAGCAGGCGGTCCGCGAGACCGCCAAGTTGGAGCGGCCCGTGACGGTCACCGAGATCGTCAAGGACGCGGTGGAGGAGTACCTCGGCTACTGGGAGACCGGCATCAATGCCGCCGAGTTCCAGAAGGCCGGGACCGACGACCCCGCCGACCCCGGCAAGGAACTGCGGGACCTGGTCCAGGACTGCGTCTCGCCGGAGGCCGCGGCGGTGATGGCCACGGCTCTCCTGGGGGCGCGTCCGACCGGCGACGACGCCGTGGACCGCGGCGTCCGTTGGTTCGCAGAGCAGTTGGCCGAGGTTCTCGGTGGCTGGGACCGCGCGAGCGACATCTTGGCCGAGTTGGGCTACATCACCATCGACCACAGGTAGGAGGTGCAAGCCATGAAGAAGAAAGAGGTCGTCATCGGTGGCCGCTACCTGGCGAAGGTCAGCGGCCGGGTCGTGCCGGTGCGGATCACCGGCGAGTCCAGGTACGGCGGATGGGACGCGGTCAACGTCGAGACGAACCGCGCCGTCCGCATCAGAGGGGCGCAGCGGCTTCGCAGGCCGGCCGACGCCGCAACGCGCCAAGCAATCGCCGGCGAGGAGACGGACATGAGCAAGGCAAGAAAGGTCGTGTTGGGCCACGTCTATTCGGTGGCCGTGGGCGGCTCGTACCTCCCGGTGCGGGTCGACTCTGGGCTCGGGCACGGGCGGTACGAGGGCACGGTCTTCCAGCCCGACGGCAAGCAGAAGACCGTGAAGTTCTCCACCGACCGCGTCCGGGGCGATGGCCAGCCGGAGGACCAGTGGCGGAAGAAGCAGGAGGCCGGCAAGCAGGAGCGCGAGACCCAGGCGCTTCAGACGGCCGCCAAGGTCGCCTCGAAGGTCCTGGGCGTCCCGGTCGGCGTCGTGCCGCCGAAGCCCACGGTCACCGAGACCGCTGACGAGCCGAAGCCCGGCAAGAAGGCCGAGCGCGCCGATGGCACGATGAGCGGCCTCGACGCGGCGGCGAAGGTCCTGGCCGACGCGGGCGAGCCGCTCAACTGCCGAACAATCGTCGAGCGGGCCGTCGAGAAGGGGTACTGGAAGACCGGCGGCAAGACGCCGTCCGCGACGGTCTACGCCGCCATCCTTCGGGAAATCCAGAAGAAGGGCGATGCGTCGCGGTTCGCCAAGGCCGACCGCGGGATGTTCACGCTCAAGGCGTAGCATCGGTCAATCCCTCCGCTCCGACCACCCCGGCGCAAGCTGGGGTTTGGTCGTTCAGGGCATCCAGTCTCGCCGACATTGCCGCCCTCCGCTGGTAAAGACATCTTGACTTGCGCCCGTCGCTGGTAAAGGCGGCTTTACCAGCGCGGGTGGCAGCAATGCGACGACTCATGCCGTGACCTCCGCCGCCGGTCGTTCCGCCTTCTGTCCCGTGAACTCCTCCCAGCGCCGGACGATGACATCGCAGTAGAGCGGGTCGATCTCCATCACGAGCGCCCGACGCCCGGTCTTCTCCGCCGCGATGAGCGTGCTGCCCGAGCCGCCGAAGAGGTCGAGGACGTTCTCGCCCGGCTTGCTGCTGTAGGTCATGGAGCGGACGGCGAGTTCCACCGGTTTCTCGGTAAGGTGCACCATCGACTGCGGGTTGACCTTCTTGACGCTCCAGACGTCGGTCGCGTTGGTGATCTCCGGGTTGAAGTAGTGGGCCGCGCCTTCCCGCCAACCATAGAAACACCACTCGTGATTGCCCATGAAGTCCTTCCGCGTCAGGACGGGGTGCTCCTTCACCCAGATGATCATCTGCGAGAAGTAGAGCTGCGACTCGCGCAGGGCATTCGGGTAGTTCCAGATGTTCGAGTACCCGCCCCAGATGTAGAAGGCCCGGCCGGGTTCCAGCACCCGCTGGATGTTGCCGAACCACAGCCGCAGGAGCCGCGCGAACTCTTCGTCGGAGATGAAATCGTTGACCAGCGGCCTGTCCTTGGGACGCAGTTTGCCCGTCGTGGCGTGCGTCTCGCCCCGGATGGCGATGTCCATGCCCTGTTGGCCGATGGGACGGTCGCCGGAGACGGCGATAGCGTTGTTGCTCCGGCTGGCGACGCCGACATTGTAAGGGGGGTCGGTGTTGACGAGCTGCACGGTCGCCCCGTCCAGCAGGCGGTCCACGTCCTCGGCCTTGCCGGAATCGCCGCAGAGCAGGCGATGGTTGCCCAAGACCCACAGGTCGCCGGGCTGCGTCACGGCCTCGTCCGGCGGGGCCGGGACGGCATCTGGGTCGGTCAGGCCCTCGGTGCCCGCCGCGCCGAGCATCTTCTCCAACTCCGCCGACGAGAAGCCCAGGAGTTCCAGGTCCACGTCCATGCCGCGCAGTTCCGACAGCTCGATGGGCAGCAGTTCCATGTCCCACGTGGCCAGGTCCGCGACCTTGTTGTCGGCGATGCGGTAGGCCCGGACCTGCGCCGGGGTGAGGTCGGTCGCCACGTGGACGGGCACCGTCTCCAGCCCGAGCTTCTGCGCCGCTTTCCAGCGGGTATGACCCACGACGATGACGCCCTCGGCGTCCACGACGATGGGTTGCCTGAACCCGTACTCCCGGATGGACCGGGCGACCGCCTCGACCGCGCCGTCGTTGTCGCGGGGGTTCTTGTCATAGGGCTTAATGTCCGAGATTTTGCGAAGTTCGACCTTCATGGCTCAATCCTCCTTGCCCGCCGGCCCGGCGGGCGTCTGAAATCGTTCCAGGGTTCCGCCCCGTTTGCGCCAGGTTGCGTCAGGTCGCGACCTTTGGGTCGGGGCGGCGGATTCCTCGACCCCACGAACCGCTCGGCCCGGGTGCGACCTGGTGGGGCAGTCCGCGCCGGAAAACCGGACACGCAAAACAAACTGTGCCCAAACGCGCGACCGTTCCCGCCGCCGTCTCGGCGCACGCTTGCGGCGGAGGAACCATGAAACATGAAACGCGCACGCGCGCACGCACCCCGGCCCGCGCGACGGCCTTCAGGCCGTTCGCGCGCCGGGGGGTATGGGGGGGTGTGCGCGCAAATGAGTGCCGTTGTTCCGCCCGTGATGTAATCGCTTGAACAACAGATGGTTACAGCGCACACCAAGGCGGAACAAAGGCGGAACTGTTCCGCCCGTAGTTCCGGCGGAACTCCGACAGCAGTTCCGCCCCCAGTTCCGCCAGTTGTTCCGCTTGCGATGGTCATTCGCACGGCTCCAGTTCATCACGAATCCGGCGCACGTAGCGCGGCGACACGCCGCATCGCTCGGCCACGTCTTTGGTGGACAGTTCGGGGTGTTCCCTCAGTGCGGCCTGGACGAGGTAGCGGCTGTTCTGCGGCGAATCCTCGGACGGTCCGACCGTGGCGTAGACGAGGGTCTTGCGATGCCCGATGGTCCATCGGAACGCCAAACCCTCCTCCTCGGCCAGGTCGAGCAACCGTTTCACACGGCGGGACGAGATGCCCTCGGCTTCAGCCTCTTCGAGGATACGGGCCTGACTCTTGGGCTCCTGGCCCAAGAATCGTTTGGTGAATCCGGCGGCGTCGTAGGACGGCGGCTTCTCTTCGTCATCGCCGCTTTTGGCGCTCCGCTTGCCGCCTTCCTTCCGCAGCGCCGCCGGATCCAGGTCGTCCGCGGGCATCCAGACCGGCCAGGCCCAGCGGAGGCAGCGCGGCGGGAGAGGCGGCCAGGAACGCACCGCCGCCTCCATCACCACCGCGTCCTCCTCTTCGTGGCGGCGTAGGATGAGGTGCGTGTCCGTGGCGCGAGACTGCGCGCCGGCACCGGCTCCCACGTCGGTGAGTTCCTTCAGGGACTGGTTCCCCTTGGACGTATGGTGGATGAGCACGAAGCAGCACTTGAGGTAGTCGGCGAACGAGTCCAGGTAGTTGTAGAGACTGGCCATCGTGCCGTTGTCGTTCTCGTCGGCCCGCATCGGCAGGAAGCGATAGAAGGCGTCGAGGATGACGACCTTGAACCGCCCGGGCGCGAACTGCCGGAAGTACGGCCCGAGGGCGAAGAGGTCCTGGAGCCGCCCACGAAGGTTCTCGACATAGAGACGGTCCGCGACCGCCTCCATGCCGATGCCGCGCACCTCGGCGACCTTTGGGATGCGGTTGGCCGATGTTTCGCCGTGCAGCTCATTGTCGAGGATGAGCACTTCGCCCGGCACACAGTCCATGCCCAGCCACGGCCGGCCGGTGGCGACCGCGAGCGCCAGGTCGATGACGAGCCAGCTCTTGCCGATCTTCGGGGCGGAGATGACGTTCATGGTCTCGCCCTCGCGGAGTAGCCCCTCGATGACGGGCTTACGTAGGGTGGGGTAGAGCTCGACAAGTTGGCGTAGGCTCTTGGGGGCCGAGATGCTGGGCCGAGCGTCGATTGCTGCCGCGGGCGGGTGAGTGGGCTGCGGCACAAGGGCGGAGAGGTTCACGCCTCCGGCGGATCGCTCCTGGACGCCTCGCCGCGCCAGGGCGATGGTCTTCGTGACGTAGTCGGGACGGAGGGCCTTCTCAGGCTTCTGGCCGTGCCTGCGCCGGACCGCGATGAGCAGGTCGGCGATCTCCTGGTCGCTCCAGCCGCTCAAGGCTGCGATGTCTGCGAGCGATTGGTCGTAGGCACTCTGCGATTGGTCGCTGAAATCGGCACGCCAGTGATTCCACGAATCCGAGAACGTCTGCGAGACGCACATCAAGCGGCCGAACTTGTCGGCCGGCGGCTCGGCGTCGGGCCGCAGCGCAAGTGCGTCCACCTGCACCTCGTCCATCTCGGCCGGGACTTCATCGGCCGCGAACGGCTCGAAGTCGTCGGGGTTGTACCGGCGGTCGCCGGACTCCAGGACGCGGACCTCGACGGGCATCTGGCCCTTGCGATTCACCGTTCCCGGCAAACGCAGCACGCGGGCCAGGTCGCCGACGGAGTCGACGTCCCAGCCCAAGCCGCGCGCCGCGTTGCGGACGGCCTGGACCCAGCCTCGGGCAGTCTTGGCCGCCTCGATGCGCTCGTCGTCCGTCTCAAAGACCCACGGCTCCTTGAAGAGCCAGTAGGCGTGCAGGCCGTGGCCGGAACCCACGAGGACGCTCGGCGCGAGCGGGAGCCTGTCCAGGATGGTCCGGGCCTCGTCGACTGTGCGAGGCAGGGGCTTCTCCGCCCGCCACGGCGCGGCCAGGTCGATGTCAGCCCAGAGGCCGACGATGGCTACGATGTCGGACGAGGAGTTCCGCCTGCCGAAGTTCCGGCCCGCAAGGCCGACGCCGAAGTAGACCTCCTTGGTCTTCGCCTCCTCGGCGGCGTGGAGCGCCGCTGCGGTCAGCGACGAGAAGTGCCTCGTCCGCCGGTCGGGCAGCGTGAAGACGCACAGCCGCCGGTCCTCGGCGACCGCTTCGGCAAACAGCATGTTCAGGAACTCTTCCATGCGGTTCCTCAGAACGGGATGTCCTCCGCGTCATCGACCGGCCTGCCGTCAGGCACGACGGTGCTGGTGACGGCTTCGCCTCCGTCTGCGTCATCGTCCCAGCCGGGTTCGCGGTACGAGGGCTTCTCGCCGAGGTCGTAGCCGACGATGCGGTCGAACTCCTCGCCGGAGACGTGCCGCACGGTGATGCTCTTCGTGGGCGCAAGCGCCCCGCGCTCGGCGAAATAGACGGCGTCCTCGGCGGTCTCCGGCACGGGGAGATTCGAGCGCTTCCGCCACCAGAGTTCCGCCTTGTGCCGGGCGTAGCCGGTGTGTTCGAGGCAAATCCACTCCGACTGCCACCGGCTGAAGCCGATGCGATACTCCACGCGCATCGAGCGCGGAGCGTCCGGCGGGGCGTTGCGCTTCACGTGGACGCCGTAGACCACCTCCTCCACGGGATAGGTCTCGACCGTGACGTCGCCGGAGAGGATGCCCTCTGAACCGGCCGTCCCCGCGTGCCTGGCCCTGCGCTCGTCATCGCGCTTGAAGAACTCGTAGCCGCAGTCCGGGCAGACCGAGTAGCCGGACGAGATGAGCGAGCGGCACTGCGGGCACTCCTTCGCCGGGGCCGGGCCGGAAGACTTGCCGCTGTCGATGCGGATGGCGTCCACCGGCCCATGGCGCAGGACGTTGCCGCCGAAGTCGAGGACGAGGCAGTCCTTCTTGCCCTCGCAGAGCCGGAAGCCCCTCCCGACCATCTGGTAATAGAGCCCTGGCGACATCGTGGGCCGGAGCATCGCGACGCAGTCGATGTTCGGCGCGTCGAAGCCGGTCGTCAGGACATTGACGTTCACGAGGTACTTGAGCCGCCCGGCCCGAAACTCCCGCAGCGTCGCGTCGCGCTGGAAGTCGAGCGTCTCGCCGAAGACAGCCTCCACGTTCGCCCCCATCCGGCGAAGCGTCTCGGTCACGTGGGTGCCGTGCTTGACGCCGCTGGTGAAGATGAGGCACGCCTTGCGGTCGCGGGTGTAGTCGAGGATCTCCCGGCAGGCCGACTCCACCAGGACGTCGGTATCCATGAGCGTCTCGACTTCGCTGGCGATGTACTCGCCCGCCCGGACGTGGAGCTCGCTCGTGTCGGCCTTCTCGCGGCCCGCCTTGCTGACGAGCGGGCATAGATAGCCCTGGACGATGAGTTCGCGGACGCCTACACGATAGCAGACCGCGTTGAGGATGTTCTCCGGCGCGCAGATGGGGCCGCTGGTCATGCGGAACGGCGTCGCAGTCAGGCCGATGATCCGCAGGGCGGGATTCGTCTCCTTCAGCCCTGCGATGAGCGTCCGGTACATGCCGTCGCCGTCCGGCGGGATGCAGTGGGCCTCGTCGATGATGACCAGGTCGAAGCGACCGAGTTCCGCCGCCCGCCTGTAGACCGACTGCACGCCCGCGACGATGACGGGATGCTCGGTGTCCCGGCTGCCCAGGCCCGCGGAGTAGACGCCCACTTGGTGCCACATCTCCGGCGCGACCAGGTGGAGTTTCTCCACGGCCTGTTCGAGCAACTCCTTGACGTGGGCGACGATGAGCACGCGTCCCCGCCAGCGACCGACGGCGTCCTTGCAGACGGTCGCCATGACGGGGGTCTTCCCGCCCGCCGTGGGGATCACCACGCACGGGTTGTCGTCGTGCCGTCGCAGGTGCTCATAGAGCGCCTCGACGGCCTCCTGCTGATAGGGACGCAGTTGCATCATGAGATTTCCACCAGGACGGCGTATTCGCCGGGTCTTCCGTTGCGCTGTGCATAGAGCCACCTCAACCGCGCATCGCCGTCGTCCATGCCCAGGGCGTCCGCCACGCCGTCGCGGACGTGCTTGAGCGCGGCGGCGAGGTTGTCCGAATCGAGCCGGCGCGGCCCGATGCGCGTCAGCCGCACGATGATCTTCCGCCCACCCGTGCCCGGCGGCAGCGGGGCGAGGGCCGCCCGGACGAGAAGCCGGGCGGCCTCGCGTGCCTCGCGCGCCCTGCGGGCGCGCCGCGCCCAGTGGCCGCGAAGGTTCGGCTCGGACCACGTGCGGATGGGAAGCAGCACCTCCGTCATCCGCGCCTCCACGGAAAATCTCCTCGCATTGGTTCGCTTTGCGCTGCCCTGCCACGCATTGCGCCGCCGCGACGCGCCTTGCCCCGCCAGCCCGCGCTGTGCTGGGTTATTCTTCCTTCCATGCGGTCACCACGAACTTTCCGAACGGGCCCTTGCACGCGGGCCGGAAATCGCCCAATCCGATGCGCTTGCCTGCGGCGTCGACGATGTCGCGCACCAGCACGGCGCTGATCATCTCGGTGTCGATGTTGACCGTGAAAGAGAGCCGCCAGTCGTGGAAGCACGGCCGGTGGCAGAGAATCCGCCCTCCCGTCGACGGAATGCGGACGGCGCGCGTGTCCACCGTCCACGGTTCCTTGTGCTCGATGGGAATCTCCAATCCTTCGATCTCCACGCATGCGGGGATCATCGAGGACTTCTGCGTGGTGATCTTGGACTTGCCCGCCTTGAAGAACTGCCCCGCGTCGATGAAGCAGCGGAACAGGTTGGGCTGGGGGATCATCGGTTTGCCGTCGTGCCCGATATAGAGCCGTGCCTCCGCCTGCTCTCGAGGAGTTCCCTTTTCGCCGACGGACACCAGCCGGTTGCCGTTCGTGGCTGCCATCTGCGCGGCGTCCGTGAAACGATTGCAGAGAAGCGGTGTCACGCCTTCAATGGTCATGTTGATGCGTTTCATGCAGCGACCTCCTTTTGGATGACCGTGCCCTGGATTGCCTTGCCGCGCGTAGCCCCGCGTTGCCATGCATCGCCTTGCCCGGCATCACCAAGCGATGCCCGGCGGCGCGACGCGAAGCAGTGAACTCATCCTCTGCGCCACGGCGGCGTTGGGTTCTGATTCTGTGCGGGCTTCGCGCCGTTGGTCGTCTCCCGCTTCGCGTAGGAGCGGATTTCGTTCCTGATCTCGCCGTCGGCGTCGGTCTTCTGCCTGACGCTGATGACCAGCGGCAGGTTGTGCAGCTCGCAGGAGTCCTTCGGCTCCATGACGCCGACCGCGCGGCAGATGGCCGACAGTTCCGAACGGGCGATCTTCACCGTCAGCGGGTTTGGGTTGTCGAGGTTGAGCCGCGCCCAGAGCAGGCGGTTCTTGAACTCGCCCTCGATGACCTGGAAGGTGAGTTCCAGGTACGAGCCGTTGCCGCTGCGGGTCGGCTTCATCTCCGAGGCCGTGACGACGGCGACGTACTTGCCCGCCGGCAGCGGCTCGAAGTCGGCGGACGGTTCCACGGTCCTCGCGTCAAAACCTTGTAGATTTGCCATGACTAGTTCTCCTTCGGGACTTGCCTTGCCACGCCGCGCCTTGCCAAGCCCCGGATTGCAAGGCATTGGCGCTCCATGTTTCGACTACTCGCCCTTTTCGGAGGGAACTTCCTGTGTCAACGCCGACATCAAGGCCGGCCACGAGAGCGGCAGCTCGGCCGGGAGGCCGAAGCGGTTCTTGGCGACGCATGCCGGGGAGCCGACGCAGCGCAAGATGCGCTCGCCGCCCTCGGCCCCCACGCCGACCGCGATGGTCCGCGTCCGGCCGAAGCCGGTGTCCTCGGTCTCCGTGCGGTACTTCCGCGTGGCGAAGAGAACCGCGTCGCACCACTCGGTCAGCAGCGCGCAGGCGTGCTTGTGCAGGCGGGGTGAGTAGCGGTCGTAGGTGGTCGCCTCCGGGTCCTCGAACTTCTCGACCTTCGCGTGGGCGATGAGGATGACGGCGAGCCCCTTGCCGACGCGAAGGGCGTTCAGGGCATCCACGACCTTCCGCCAGTGCGTGAGGGCATGGACGTAGCCGCGCTGGTAGCCGCCGTCGGCCTTCTCGATGCTCGCGACGCGGAACTCGCGGCAGACGGCGTCGAAGATGAGCCGCTCGGTCCAATCGAGGCTGTCGAGGACGACGGTTTGGTAGTCGTGATCTGCCTGAGCCAGCTCCGCGAGCGCCGTCAGCACGTCCTCGACCGTGGCCGCCAGCGGGAACTTCTCGCAGGCGATTTCGTTCAGGCCGTCCTCGGTCTGGATGAAGACGGGCTTCGGCGCGCCGGCTGCCAGCGTGCTCTTGCCGATGCCTTCGGTTCCGTACACAAGTAGTCGCGGCGGCATCGGTGTCTTGCCGCGCTGGATGGTTTCCATGAGTCCCATCGCAATGTCTCCCTTCTGTCCGCCTGTGCGGACGCAGGTGACGGGCGGGCGGGCACAGGGAGCGAGAGACCGGGTGGCCCGAGGCCCGGTCACGCCATCCCGCCCGCCCGTCGGCCTGCCTGCCAGCAGGCAGGTTCACACGTAATCGAACGCCCGGACCTCCTCGTATCCCGTGGGCCAGAGGTTCCGGGACTCGCACTCGCCGAGTCGCGCAATCGCCGCCTCGTTCTCCCGCCGAGCGACGGCCAAGGTCTGCTCCGACATCCGCCACACGCCGCACCGATAGGGCGGCTTCTTCTCGACGGCGATGACGTGGACGGCCGCATCCTCACCCGTCCCCCGCGCGACGAGGGCGTGGTAGAAGGCGAATTGGTGCGCGTAGCCGAAGCGCCGCGCGTCCGCTTCGAACCACGTGAGGTCGTCGCAGGTCTTCAAATCGATGACCCCGCGCTCGGGATTGAAGAAGTCGAGCCGGGCCTGGCAGGACCGGCCGCAGTATTCGGTTCGGACGACGCCCTCGGGCACGCCGTCGGAGAGCAGTTCGGCCGCGATTGCGTGGGCGCGGACGCCCGTCGCAAGGTTGGCGATCAGCGAGAACTGCTCCGTCGTAATGATGGGCTTGCCTTGCGCGGTTGCCCAGTCGGCGTAGGCTTGGGTGCTTACGCCGTAGGGTTTTCCCGTGCGGGCGTCCACCGGGCCGTCGCCTACGACGTACTCTGCATCAAAGCGCTCGCGGCCTTCGAGGATGAGCACATGCGCCGCCCGGCCGAGGAGGTAGGCGGGCCGGTCCTCGTCGGGCACCAGGCCCTGCACCTTGTGCCAGTAGAGCAGGGGGCACTTGCGGAAGTCCGCAAGTCGGTGCGAGGTCAGGAACTTCTTGGCCTTCTCGCGGTACTCGGCGTCGGATTCGCGGACAAGAAAGTCGAGCGTAGCCATCACTTGGCCTCCTTCGCAGGAAGCCAGGTCAGGCTCGTCCGGCCGGTAACCTCGCAGATGCGCGCCGGGCCGTTCTCGACCAGTCCCGCGTCACGGAGTTCCGGCAGCCGGCGGGAAGGAGCGTGTCGTTCGAGGCCGACGGCCACGGCGATTTCCGCCGCCGTCTGGCCGGGTTTTCTCAGGACTTCGTCCAGGCAAAGCTGTCTGTGCGCGCTGGCGCGTCCGCTCGCTTCGGCCTCGCGCGCCGCTTCATGCGACGTGAATGGGTCGCTGTTTCTCGCTCGGGCCATGGTCATCTCCCTGTGTGCTGCGTACTGGTCTCCGCCTTGGGGCCTGTCGTGCGGCCCGGCTTGGGGCGCTCGTCCTTGCGGCTCTTGATGAAGTTCACGAGCATGTCCGCCACCGTGCCGACCAGTTCGTCCGTCTCGCGCTCGGAAAGGGCCTCGTAGTGCCGCGTGATCTGGATGGAGGGCGCGGTCGTCACCGGCTATGCCCTCCGAATGGCGAGGAGAAAGTCCTCGATGGCCGGATGCGGCTTGAGGCTGGGGCGCGCCGTCACGTCGCCGTTTCCGCCGCCGTCCCCCTTGGCCTCGATGCGCCGAAGGGCCTTGCCCCGGATGACGTCCAGGTTCTTCACCAGCCGCCAGACGAGGTCGTCGTCCAGCCGATGCACCGCCACCAGGCCGCCGATGACCAGGGCCTCTTCCTCGAAGAGGTCGTTGATGAGCTGTCTGGCCTCGGTTCGGGTGATCATCTCCGTCGCTCCTGGGTCGCCGGTCATTCGCTTCATCTCCGAAAGACAAAAGGCCCGTCGGGGGACATAGAGCGGGACAGGATTCCTCATCGCCCCTCCTCGGCTCTGCGGATGGCGGCCTCGGCCCGGAGTCGGCGTTTGCGGGCGAGGTCGCAGCTGATGCCGGTTTCGCGGGCGTACTGGGCGGCCGTCTTGCCGTAGACGCGGGTGCCCACAAGGAGAAGGAAGTCCGCCTCGGAGATGCGTCCGGCGTCGGCGTGCTCGCGGAGCCGCTTTATCTCGGCCTCCTGCTTGGCGCGGAGGTCCATCGCGTCGAGGTCGAGTTCCTCGCCGCCCTCCAGCAATTCTTCGAGCTGCTCCGGGTCGGTCGCCGTCTCGCGCTCGCCGAGTCGCCAGACCCGGCGGTACTCGTCGTGGAGCCGGTGGATGGTGCCGCTCATGAGCCGCCGGACGAGGCGGTCGGTCCGACGGCCGACATTCAGCCTGCAGACGGTCTGAAGGAAGGCCCACTGGACGTTCTGCCACCGCTCGTCGGCGTCGACGTCCCAGTGCTTTTTGCGATTGAAGATGGAGTCCAGGCCCGGCCAGAAGACGGCCAAGAGCACGGCCCGCCAGCGCGGGTCGCGGTCGGCCGCGTGGGCCTTGAGGATGGCCAGCAGCGCCTCCTCCTTGAGCGGATCGTCGGACTCGCCCTCGCGCATGAAAGCGATCAATTCCGCCCAGTCGCCGAACCGGCGAAGGAAGGCGTTGGCCTCGTGAAGTTGCCGCAGGAGGGAGGTGTAGGTCTCACCCCCGAGTTCCTGCTCCAGCCGCTTACGGTCGTGATTTCTGTTCGAGCGCATGAAGCGCTCGGGTCAGAAATCACCGCGGCGGCATCAGATGAGGGACGGGGCCAGCGGCAAGTGCTTGAATAGACAGGGGTTGCGGAAGGATTGAGGGCGCGAAGATTTCTTGGAAATGCCAGCGGGACGCCGGTCAGAAATTACTGGATGGCTTGCCAGGATCGTGCAACGCTCGGTTGGCTATCTATCATTCAGGATCGGCGCAAACGCTCTATTGGCACTCCGAAGAACATCTTGAATAACAGAGGAAACCGACACTCGGAAGGATTCTCAGGCACCCATGGGAAGAGATGACACAGTGCTGTCTTGTGGTGCGGGCACGTTCGGTGTGGGCAGTAGATGCGGGGGGCCGTGGCCGCGAACATTGAGCGGTAGCAGTGAACATTTGTGTGCGAGAATACAGCCCCTGGTTCCTGTTCGGGCTTTGTGGGGTCAAAGTACGCCGATATGGCCTCCCCATCCTTGCATAGTATCAGAGGGTCCCCCAAGCGATCAAACAACATCTCCGTGCTTCCGGTGAGGATTGGAGAGAAGAACAAGTCCGCCTTCTCCCTGCTACAGGCGGCTTCTGCTTCCTGAGTCAATAGAGGCCAGAAGAGCACCCCCGGCTGGTTAGTGTATTTCTCCAGCATACCGCTCTTGCGTATGCATGATGCGACGAATGACGGTCCACAGTACTCCGTCTTCGTAAGCGCACAGAAATTACGTGTGACCTCCCGGTATGTTGCCGCCATATCTTGGCACGCCCGGCTGTGAATCAATTCGAGGCAGGATTCCATGGCCGAGAAATAGTTGATGACGTCTTGGAACAGCCAGCCGGGATGGCTAATCTGATTCGTCGTTGCATACCAAACACCTGCAATGGACAGGTGGCATGCGATTGGGAAAAGGGTAACAGCGAACGAGGGAAACTTTTCATAGAATGCAAGGTACGCGCGTGTATAGTAGTGCGAGTCAGGATGGTTGGTGGCCGAAATGCTCCTAAATGCCCTTGCAAGCGAGTCGCCGTTGGCGAAATTGCGGCAACTGACAAACGACTCAAAGGTAGCTTGTCCTTCGAGCAGGTGCCGGATGGAGAGCCTCAGCGGCCCCACCTCCATGTTCAATCTGCATGACAGGTCGTTAATGTCAAAAGGGCCTTTGCGATCACGTGCGAGGGGAACATTTATCTCTCCCGACGGGAAGAGGGACGATAGATTCAGCTGTAACCACGCAATGTTCCCGCGTTCGAGAACTGCAATCTGAGAGAGGTTGTAGCTATAGAAAGTCTGCCAATAGTGGATCAGTTCGTGATACCATCGTGCGCCCGCAGCATATCTGGTAAAAAGACGAGGGGAAGACCGCTGCATCTCCTTCAGGTCTTCTTTCAGATCTGCCTCACTAAAGGAAAGACATAGCACTGCGGATGCAGGGCACATGAAACTGCGGTCCAATGCCTCAGCGTCAAGGCCGCTGACAAGGCTCTCGGCCGAATCGTGGTTGGCCATATCGCTTGCCACACTGCATCTCCTGTGCAATCAGAATGGGCCTGATTGCCGCGTCGACTCAGGATCCTGGTTCGCGCGGAGAATGTTGCACCCGCGATTCAAATAGCGCAACCCACTTCTCCTCAATCTCCGCGAACTCGAAGGGCGACTCGTCGATGCCCATGAGCTTGCTCAGCACGCCGCAGAGTTCCAGCATCCCCTTGTCATCGGCCTTGCGCTGGACGGTTCCCTTGCCCGCGAGGACCGCCAGGAGCGCCTTGCCCGCCCGGTTCGGCTGGTCCCGGTCGTCGGCCAAGCCCAGTGTGCGGAGGTCATAGGTCCGCTCGACAGTGCCCTCGCGCTCGGCCGCTTCCCATTGATGCACATCCCCACCGCATTCTTCATCCTCCGTGTAACCGGAGGCGGAGAACGTCTCCCTGGCGGTCACGGCGATGCGCACGCAGGTGTCGCCGTGCGCGGCAATGGACACGTCCGTCCAGGACGCGCCCGACGGCGTGGGGAATTGCAGCGTCCGCTCGGACGAGATTCGGAAGGCCGTCCGGTAGGCCGATTCGTCCTTGGCGTATGCGATAGACTCTCCCTCGATGCCGGGCAGAAGCGCCGCGAGCCGCTGACGCAGGTCCGACACGTACTGCTTGAGGTTGGTCCGGGTTTTCTCGTCAACGGCCTTGAACGGAAGGACGCCCCCGTGCACGCCGAACATCTTGAGCAGCGTCCACAGGCGGTCCGGCGTGTCCTTCTTTCGCCGCTCCTCGAAGCCAGCCTCCTGGAAGGTATAGTCCTTGCGTTTGCCCTTGGCCTCGATGCGAAGCGCAGCGTCCGTGACCACGAACCGCACGTCGGCCCACGTCGTGCCGGCAGGAGTGGGGAAGGATACCAGCGGGACAGCTGGAGTCTTCTTCCTGCCCGTGGCCAGCACGGCTTCAAGGTGTCCACGGTCGACGGACAGTCCCGTCTCATTCCACGCGGCCACCGTCTTGAGCGCCACCACCGGCGGCGCGTCGCCGTTCCAGATGTCTTCAGACGGCACTTCACCGGCGACCAGCACGAGCGCCGACTTGGCGGCGTTCAGGCGTGTGCTCTTTCCCAGGACTTCGGCCGCGTCCTGCCACGTCAGCCCACGCGCCAGGAACACCTCACGGGACAGCGCGGCGACGGTGGCCTTGCCCAGGAACCAGACGCGGCCGGGCACGATCTCCTCGACGTCGCCCGCCAGTTCCAGGGCTCGGGCGGTGGCGCTTGCGATGCCGGCGAAATCGACCTCCCATTGCGTGAGCCCGTCGAGGGGGACGCGCACGCGACCGTGCTCGGGGCAATGGATGTAGGCACGCACGGGCGAGCGGCGCGGACTCTCGATGAACGTCACGTCCTCGATGTGCCCCTCGGCGCACGCGTCGCAGACGACCGACGTAGCGTTCTCGACTTGGTGGACAAGCCCGGCGTCGGCGAACCGCTCGACCAGGCCGTCGCTCCACGCCGCGACCTCGTCGCCGCTGAAGCACGGCTCCCCGGCGTCCGCCCGCTCCCATATCACCGCCAGGGGATCACTCACGCTCGAGCCCCCAGAGTTTCAGGTACTTCTTCGCCACCAGATGCTCCGGCTTGTCCTTCAGGTTGCAGGAGTCGGGCATGGATATCCTGAAGGAGACCGTCTTGTCCCGGCGGCCGTTCCCGTTGTTGAACCGCATCTGGATGACCGCCGAGGTCACGTTGACCATTGCAAGCGGAAGCCGCTGCTCGTGGAGCGCCTCCTGGATGAGATCGTGGATGTCCGCGGCAGCGCCCTTCGGCGGCACCTCGAACGTGATGCGCTTGCGCTCGTTTCCAATGATGGAGGGGCGCAGTTCCCGGACGCGCACTTCCATGACGCCGTCGGCCGGGTCCGTCGGGAAGGCGA